CCCTTTTTTATCAAAATAAACTTTCCTATTTTCATATAGCATACTTTCCTCCTTTTCTAACAAGTATACCATATAAGTTTAATAATGTCAATAGCATATAGATTTAAAACCTTCATCCTCTCTCCTCCCCAAACGGTCTGGTCATTGGGTTAAACTTATTTATAATTAATCTTCTATATTAAACTCATTAGCCAAAAGCCATACTATCTCATCATTAGAAACTTGTTTCTTTTTAAGTTCAATGATAAAAGATAGTATGGCCTTAGCTTGATTAATTGTCATTTACTTGTCTTCATCCCATGAGATCTCGTCAAAAGGGACTCTGCTATTTTTAATCGCTTTCTCTTTTTCTTCTTTTGTTTCTAGTTTAGATGTAGAAACAACCGGCTGCTCAACAATTTTATCAAAATTATACTTATCAATATTAGCGTACTTGCCGTCCTTGCTGTGAGTAACTGTAGCATAAAATTGTTTACCTATCCAATTATCTGTGTTTATTGTAAATCCTTTGCCTTTATATTCCTCGCCAATAGCTTTTAAGAATAATCGTGTAGCAAAGAATCCTTTCCAATCTTCATTTAAATTCAAACGGTTAAGAAGTGTTCTACCTTCTTCTTCACCGCCACAGACTTCGAGTTTTACAGAAACAGTATCCTCATCGAGTTTAAGTTTACGCCCAGTTTCATCATTATATGTAAAAATATCAACAACTTGAAGAAGATGCTCTTTTTCTGATGGAAGTTCATTTTTTATTTGTTCTGGTTCTGAATCATAGATTTTTGTTGTAGTGCGAGTTACCATTATTCTTTCTCCTTTTTATTTAATTCAGCGATTTTTTTTTGTTGAACATCAATTAATGACTGGATTTGTTTTGCTGTCATTTCTTCAAACCCATCAACATCTATCTTTTTAAACCATTTAACTATCTGGTCATCAGATATATTAAGGTTTTCAATAATAGATTTAATGGTAGTAATTTGTCCTTTTGTTGCCAATTCAGCTGGTTTAGTGGCAGATTCAATAATATTTCTACCGTATATTTCAGCGAAATGGTCATAAGATAGCGGCATTGAATCACCTTGTTTTAATGAATCTATCCGTGATTTACGAATTGTGAAAGTTTTTCCACCATTATTAATTTCAATCCATAGATCAAGAAGATACTCTAACTTATCATATCCGTCGAAAGTTGTGCCATCTTGATAAACTTCTTTTCCTTTTCTTGCCCATTTAGATTTACTATGACAGATAAGAATAACATTCATATTAATTTTTTCTAACCATCTAATTAATTGACGAGTTGGTTTATTGGCTTCTTTTTTATCTCGCCCAAAATCAGAACCGACGTTTAATTCTGCTTCTGCCGCTTCAAGTAGATATAAATAAGAGAAACTGTCAATAATCAAAGTTTTATAATCATGTTTTGTTGTAGCAAGTTCTTTTATTTCAGCTAAAACAGAATCAAAATCTTGGCTTCCTTCTTCTTTGCCAAAATAAACACCGGCTGATTTTTCTAATTTTTTTTTATACTGCGGCCTAGTTGCTCCCTGTTCTGTATCAATTAGATATGGTTTAGGAAAGTCCAGGGCAAAAAATGTTTTACCTACTCCACTTTCACCAGATATCAGAAACTTTGGTTTACTGACATCAACTTCCGTTGGTTGTTTGGCTTTTAGCGCCATAACTGCCTCCTTGTTTTTGTTTGGTTTTTATTTTCATAGCGGATTCCATCCGCTCTGACTTCCATTTATAAGATTTACAGTTGGGACATTCTTTAGGTTCTATTTCTGGATCTTTAGAATACCATGACCATGAACAGCGTTGACATTTATTTTTCATAACTGACTATCTCCTTTTACATTAATAATATAATATTATTTACCATTTGTCAAGCGCTCTTTTTTCCAGCTCTCCGGCACATTATATTTTACGCCTTCCCAAAAAATGTATTGCGCTTTGAACATGATACAAACTTCTTTTAATAACATCGTTTTACCGTCGGAAAATAGGATTGTAGTTGGTTTAGTCATTTTCCCCCCATTATTAAATAGGTTAAAATAATTGCGTTTGTGAATCGTTTGAAATTTTATATTCTGGGTCAATTCCAAACGTTACCAGATGATTGTGCTTTCTGCACTTTGCACGAAACACTTTAATTTGTTCTCTTGTCCAATGTATAGGCTGAACATTCGGCGGAAGTTGATTATCAAACCAACAGTCTGACACTTGGCATCTCCAAACTTTTAATAAATCTAGCTTACGCATATTCACATCAAACGAAGTTTTCCAATTACAAACCATAAACACCATGACATCATCTGCGCCTTTATATCCAGCTTTTCTTAACATCTCAACAGCACTTTTAACTTTAAATTGATGACCGAATCCAAAATCCCATGCCAGTCTAATTTTTTTAAATCTGTTTTTATGAAGTGAATCTGCAAGTTCTTGCGTTAAAAACCGCCAATCAATTCCACAAATAAGTTGATAGTAAACAACTTTATTGTTGACCTTTTGTAGCCCTAAATTATTAATAATTGACATAGCTTCTGGTTTACAGAGCAAATTCATATCCATAATTTTGACATCATTTCTTTCGATTTTTGGGATCTCAAAGATTTTTAATTCTTGCGGTTCATAACAATATGGACAATTATTAGGACATCCTTCAGTAATCCTGATCCATTGTTCTATATCATCAAATTTATTGTATGCCCCATATGAATATTTACTTTTTAAAATCTGAATATCTGGCATTACTTTGCTCCCATCATTAAAATCGAAATTTGTAAAATTGTATTATTAATAAATTTTATTTCCTTTACTACAATTTTTATAAGACCACATCGGTTGACAATTAGAATAATGAAAAGCTTTCTTTTGTTCTTCTTCTTTAGATAAATCAAATTTGCTTATAGGAATAATATGGTCGATATTCCATTTATTTATTCCATTTCCGTAATTTTCCCAATTCATGTTTTTCTTAAATAAATTTTCTAAATATTTTTTAAAATAAGTGAAATCACACCCTAAAAGAATGAATGTAGAAGATTTTTTACAATAGTTTTTTAAAGCAATTCTAATTCTGTTTCTTATTAAATCAGCCATTCTTTTTTCTTTAGGTAACAACTTATACAGCTCTCTCCTTCTTTTATTTTCTTGTTCTCTTTTATCTTCTGAATCTTTAAATCTAGATATGCCTTTGTTCCATACTTGTCTACCCTTTAAAGATTCACTCATTTTCCTTTTTGATTCTTCACTATGTTTTCTACCTTTATGAGCAATTCCTATTTTTTTTCTTGTTTTTTCTGACCAAATTCTTTTTTTACTGGTACAGCTTTTACAGCTTGTTGATTTATAAGAACTTAATATTTTTCCACAATCCAAACATTTTGGCTTTCCGCCTTTCCAAGCAAAATGTTTATCACCAATTTTACTTCTACCATTACAAGCTTGACTACAATATTTTGTTTTTTTTGTTCTCCATAAAGGCTTAGAAAATATTTTACCGCATATAAGACATCTTCTTATTATTTTTATTTTGTTCATAGTAATATAAATCTGTTCTTTTATTTTATTAAAAGCAATGAATAATTTAAAAGTATTGCCCCTAGCCAATAAATGGCTCTTGCCCAATTCCTCTCAACCACGCACACAACCATGATTATCAAATATTCAAACAACAATGCTTTTATAAGTAATTGGCTCATTCCAATTCTTTCCCGCCTGGTATCATCTCTCACCGTCCTTTTAACGATTTACGTAATTTCTTCCATTCTTTTTCTTCTTTTAGTATTTTCTCCAAACTACTATTTGGCAAAAAATAAATATAGTCTTTTGGGCATGTAAATGAAGTATATAATTGCCACCCAAAAAATTTACAGACTTTCTTCATCTCTCACGCTCCTCCCCATAGACTATACATTCAAATAATTCCATACATTTTTTACACATTGGTAATGGTAAACTGACATACATACATCCATAATCTAACGAATTAAAAGGAACGTCTGCTCTTGCACCTAACAATTTCTTATGCTTTTTCCTACATAAACAACACCTTACAATTTCTCTTTTCATCCCTCACCGTCCTTGTTAGCTCTCCCCAACTATTCGGGAATGGATTGCTTGAGCTATGACTTTAGCTCGTGTATAATTATCGCAATTACTTGTAGAAGATTTTAAAGATAAAAAAAATGAGATTAATTCTTCTAATTGCTCAATACTCAGCAAATCATCCTTCCTGATGTAGTTCTTGTCTAACATCTTAGGTAGTTCGTTTAGGATTGCTTCGACTATCAAATCTAAGTCATATTGATGATTCATAGAATGCGGTCTTAATAAATTCTTCAATATCTCTCTCATCACTCCCTCCTTTTGTTCACGCTATCGCTTCCACTGCTTCACTAACACTGCACACTACCCAGTGGTTAATGCCACAGCGAAGGCAGTTTTCTCTAAATTCTCTCTGGTTGTCTTGTCTTAAAATTATTGAGCTTGCCTTTAATTCTATAAATCCCGATTTGTTTTTGTTTATATTAAATACCAATAAATCGGCTATGCCTGTGCTTTTACCGCCTATTGAATTTTCAATCCTATAAACCTTAACCCCTCGCTTTCTCAACTCTTTAATCACCTGATTCCTCAGTTCTCGCTCTGGCTGTTCTCTAGACGTTGTTTCCCTCGCCCTCTCTTTTCTTGGTTTTATAATTTCCACTTTTTTACCTCTCATAAATTTTTCAATTTCTATCATTCGTTTTAATTCTTCTTTGCGGTTACGCCGTCCGCCGATGCCTTTAAGAATGTAGTTACTCATCTTCTTCCTTTACATACTTCTTCCCAACAATTTCAAACTCTGGACAATACACAACACCTTTTGGAACTAAATATTCATCGTTCTCATCAAACTTAACCTCACATCGCAATCCGTCATAATTAACACAGTTTGAGCATTTCATAGTATCTCCTTATTTAAATTTTATTTTCAAATCGTTCTGATAAAGCTAATCTGACAGCTTCTGCTTCTTCTGGCCATGTCATTAAATCATCAAACATACTTTCTTCACAACAAGCAAAAAATCGGCCTTCTTCTCTTACATAATTATGGTACATTGAAATAAAAACATTCCAGTCTTTATGTATTCTTCCGTTCTCAAGCCATACACAATCATAAGATCTGACCCAAGGAATATCTATTAATAAGATACAAGGTTTTTTAGTCGATAATACTAAATTATTAATTTTATCTGTTTCTTTTTTTGTAAGGTCTTTTGGTTTTACTTCACCCCACATTTCAACCTGAGGAAACCAAAAATCAGGGAGATACATTGTGCCATCATCAAATTTAAATCCCTCATGCTCATATCGCCAAATTAATCCAATAGAATCAAAATAAACAGCCCATCTCGCTTCTAATCGACTTCTAAAATAATGATTATTATATTTTGTCGGTATTGTTTGTATTGTCATTATTCAACCCAATCCTTTATTTTCTTTTTCTTATCTTCTTTATCTTTCCCATCTATCTTCGTTCCCCAATAATTAACTTTATGCAGTTCATAATCTTCTTCATATGTTTTTGTCTTTAAATTAAATCCAACATTACAGGCCGTGTTAAAAAACCCTAATCCCCTTTCTTTTCTAATACAAACCCATGTTTTTTTAATATGCGCTATTGACTCTGTATTTTCTTCGTCATCAGGGGCAAAGAGGATAACTGTACTAGCCTCTTTAACTTTGTTTGATGTCCCCATAAAATCTTCAAGGGTTGGGATAATTGTTTCTTTAATACCTTTTCTTAAATGAGATATAACAATTAACGGCACGTTATAAACGTCCTGTAACTTCCGCATAGTCCGCATAATATCGCTTATATTTTCATTTTCTGATGCTTTCGGTTTATGTAAATCAAAATAATCAATATGGTCAAATACAAATAATTGTGAACCGTTCCTGGCATGATCGACAAAATATTTTTCCATATCTTCAATATTAAATCCATCTGGTTTTCTTGAAACAAGTTTTATATTTTTCATGTTTTCAGCAAATTTAAGGTACGCCTGTTCAACCACTTCTTCTGGAAACATTTTTTGTTTAGACTTAAACTCCCTGAAATCAATCTCAATGTTTGGGTTTAATCTATGGCATTCTTTAAATATTTCTGTTAGTTCAAATTCACCTTCATAATTCTCAAGAGAAAATAGTGATACTTTAACTCCTATTGTAGCGTTTGTGTATGCTATATCGTTTGCTATGGTTGTTTTTCCAGCTCCTGTTCTTGCCCCAAAGAGGATTAAATCAGATTTTAAAATGCCGTGTAGTGTTTCATCGAGGTATTTCATTCCAAAAATCCCGACTTGTTCATGCCCTTTAAATAGTTGGTCAATTTTTTTCAAATTTTACCTCTCAATATATTATTAATTTCACTTTCTGGTAACGGTTCAGAAATTCTTTTATTCATTTCATGGACAGATTCTTTAATTTCAGTAGCAGAAAATCCTTCATCGATTAACCATAGTGTGATCCTAGCAATCTCATTATTTCGGCATCCGTTTCTTATTCTGTCCAAAAAAAAGATTTTATTCCAGTTCTCAGGGTTAAGCATTTCACTTTTATTATTAATGGGTTTATATAAACTGTGTTTCATTTGTTTCTTCTCTTTATATTGGAAGGCGTATAACATTTCTTTTTCGGAATAAGTTTCGTTATTTTTAAAAACAAGTTTAACCTGAAACGGATTATCTTTATCTTTCATATGATAGAACCCAGGCGCGCGCATAAGCCTGTTTGCTGTAACAACAGCAGTATCGGACTTTAATTTTGCAGATATTCCTTTACAAATCAGGTTGAAGTTTGAAACAGTGGCGTTTATAGCTTTCCAGTAAATATGGTATCCACGCTTTGATTCTATTATGGCGGTAGGTCGCAAGAGTGTTTGGTTAATTTTCCTCATTTGTTCAGCTTTTTCACTTTCATCAAATTCAGCAAACCAGTATTTAATTTCAGTCACGTTTTCAGCTTTTCTAGCCCCGTTTATTATGTTTGGTGTAAAGTGTATGCCATAACCTTTAGAATTAAGGATTTTAGCCTGTTCCTTATCAATAGGAAACGCACCTTGCGCCTTTAAATCATTATCATAATCATGTAAAGCGTATAATTTCAATGTAAACCTAGCCTTTTAGCTTCTTCTGGTGTATATCCTGGGTTTCTTTTTTTATGGGTTTGGTTCTCCCATCGTTTTTTGCCGCCTTTAGTCCACCCATTTCGGATATTATCCAGATTTTTCATCCTTGTTTTTAGTGATGGTGAGAAAAAAATGTCTTTATTTATTTTAAAAAGTCCGTAATTATGGATGATTTCTTTGATGGTTTCTTTATCTTCATGGATGTCAAAAGACAGTGTATCCAAGTCCAATTTTGTTTCATATTTTTTTGAAGAACGCAAAATTTCTATCAACATAAAGTAAATTCCGTACCCTTTTGCTCCAAATTTTTGTCGTATTTTTATTACACGACAATCGCTTCTTGCATCGATGTCATGTTTAAAGTAGGGTTTATCTTTCATTGTAATCCTTTTGTTTTCATATGTTTATAAGATGAGCTAAGCTCAAGCTAAGCTAAAGCCAAGCATAAGCCAAGCTAGACACGGTGCGTGAGCCTATAGTATAGTATAGTTAATATAGTAAAGCTAAGTAAACATTTCGTAACACGAAATGCCGCCTTCGGCGGTTTTTTTTTAAAAAAAATATTAAACAATTTTTACCTTTTGATGCGACCCTTTGCCTTTGATTGGTATATTAAGTTTTTTTCTAATTCTTTGAATTGTGTCTATGCAAACATTAAATTCTTTTGCCATATCTTTAAGTTGCATAGAATTGTACTTTTTTTCAAATTCTTCTTTTGACATCGTAATCATGTATTTAACCTCCTAAATAAAAATCCGCCAGGAGAACATTTTTTGTCCCATACGTTAACTGCCAAAGCTAACGACCTGGCGGATATTAAAAAAACTCGATAGATTTTGTCCATCGAGTTTCTATTTATTAAATTTAATGTTCTTATCATCAGCTTTGGCATATGATTATCTTACCACAATCTTCCCTTTTGTCAACTATAAATTACCTAGCTTTTCTTCTTCATCAATCCTACACCCCTCACACATTTCTTCATCATAATTCTTCCTACCCTCACACCTTGGACAGATATATTCTTCAGGCACTTCCGGACGTTCCGCCGGATGATCTTTCGGGTTTTTCATATACCCATCATCATAATGTTGGCTGGATTCTAAATTAACCATTTTTTCCTCCCTTTTTTACAAAAATACTTAATATAATTAGTATAATTATAATAGGATATAACCAATACATTTTACGTTTATACACAAAATACCAAAATTCTTTTGCTATTGATAATCTTGACATGAGATACTCCTTTAAACTTGCCCACTTTGCCCTATAAATCTTCGCTAGGCTTAATCTTTAGGGCTTATTGGTGCTCCTCTATTGATTCTAAAGCGTTCCCTGCCATTTCTACCGCCATATCCGCTTCTTTTATTTGTTGTATTATTATATTATACTCCTGCCCTGTCATCGTGTCCCGTAACACCCCTCGCCAGCCATTGTATCTAGGATCCTGTACTATCGGTTGGCTAACCTCAATTATTGTTTGCTCCATTAATCGCTGTACTATATATCTAATAAAATTCGGAACGTAATGCCTCTGTATCTGTGACCAGTCTTTCATGTCGCGTCCCCCTTTCCATACTTTTTTTCTAACTTTCTTAGTTCTCTGTTTAAATTCCATTCAAACAAATATGGAGAAATTAAACAGACCGTTATAAAAAATAATGTTGATACTCCTGCGTATATATACATTTCATACCTCCTTTTTTAGTTGCTTAAATAATTGCATGACATTTATAATTTCTCCTGCTGGCTCGGTCTTTGGTTCTTTTGTCGACGTATGTATCCTTGATCGTATTTTAAGAATCTCTCTTATCCTGATAGACTCATTATTTAATAGCGTTTCCATAAAAATAAAAAATTTCTTTAATGACCCTTGGCTGTGCTTTATACATTGACTATTTATTTCATAATACTTTACCACATCGCTCAATAACTGCATGTGCATTTTTTGCGCACGTATCCTAGTTTTATAATTAAATTCAGACTCTCTCTCTGTTCTTTTAATTTTGTCGACTCCATAATCCTTCATTATCTCTTTAATTCTGCTCACTGGCAACCTGTGTTTTTTGATGTATTGCATTTTTAATTACCTCCCATTTGTTTGTATTTTTTTATATATTCTATCGTTTCTGACGGTAATTTTTTGTCGCTCGCCATGTATCCAATTCCAGCGTTATACGCTATTATACAGTTTTCAATCGTAACAGATTTTTTGTAGTATCGTAACATCTGCGGAATCCTATCTAATAAATACCACCTGGCAATCCGCTCATTAATTCGAGGGTTAAATAACTCGGTTAGCATATATTGCTCGGCAGGATGATAATTGTTCCATTCCTCCAAACATATTGGAGTAATCTGATACAACCCACGAGCCTGTGAGGTTTGGTTATACGCAGACGGATCGCCAGATGATTCAATTTGTTTGATTATTGACAAGTCTATTATATCACCAGCGTAACAAACAATTGGTGTGGAAAGAAAAATTGTTATGATGATTAGAATTACTTTCATGGTTTTTCTCCTTTCATTGTTATTGGTTTTAATTAAACTGTTAACATTCTTTTTATTTCGGCGTTGCTTTCCTTCCCAGCAAGGGCTTGAATCGTTTGTAGCGCAATCCAAGCGTTGCGTTTTTTTACCCAATCGTTAGTTTTTTTGTCTTCTGCAATTTTCCACAGGTTTCTAATAATTTTGTAGTTTATTTTGATTATCATTTTTTTGGCTCCTTTGTTAATTTGATTATTAATCTGTTATTAAAATTCCAAATTCTGTATCAGCAACGCTTTGAGCGTCGCTTGTTGTCAATCCTTCATCTTCAAGCTGATTTACTCTTTCTTTATATTCTACGCTTTGCCAAATTTGTAAACATTCTTTAAAATACGCTTTCCAAACATAATTACAACAATCAAATTCTTTGCGCAATTCTACATAACTTGTTAGTCTTTTTTTTGTGCTTTTCATCTTCTCAGCTCCTTTTTCATTATTTTGGTGAATTCACCGAATTAACAAACAACATAATATTATCATATTATTTTTTGTTTGTCAATACCCTTGCCAGCGTCGAGAAATTAAAAAAAATAAATAAATAAAATAAAATTTGTAAATTTTCTGTTTTTTGTTATATTGTAATTATGCCAATTGTTTTCCTGATCCTATTCAATATTCTCATCTTCTTTCCGACATGGAAATATAAAATCATCGTCGATGATATCGGACAACTTAAACAAATTAGAAATGAAGATCTTTTGCGCTCTGGATGTTGGACTGGATTTAATGCCGTATATAGATTTATTCTAACTCGACTCTACGGACTAGGCACGTTCCTCCCTCAAAAACCTGATTGTGATGGATATGTTAATAATACCAACATTTGGTATCAGACTCTATATTTTGACCACATATTTCAAACCGTACTTCATACTATAATTTCAATTTTAATATATATCGTATTCGGTCAAAACCAAATATCTCTCTGCGCCGCTGCTCTCTACTCTATTAACCCCATCACCGCTCAAACCGCTATCTGGCTCAACGGTAGACGATATGCTATTGCTATTATTATGATTTTATTAATGTTAATTTTAAAGCCACTAGGGTTTGTTCTCTATCCAGCTCTATTCCTATTTCACTATACTGGCTGGCTCGCCCCTCTGCTCCTCGGATGGATCGGGATCCCTATCATAGCAATAATCGTTCTCCTCGCGCGTAAACAGATTAAATCTAAAATTGATGCTCGGCTGAAATATATCAATAACCAACAACTTCATAAATTTTATCCCAAAAGAATTATTGTTATAATTAAATCGTATGGATTATTCTTAACCCGAATATTTTTTCCCAAAACCCCGAAACTCGTTCACTCTGAATTGTACTGGTACGAAATTACCAACGAGGGAAATAAAGATGCTTATGCCTATAATTATGAGTTCTATCAGGGATTAGTTTGTATTATCGCATCAATAGCATCTCTATTCATTTTACAAGGCGATTTATTCTTTTACTGGCTATTCTCAACTCTCACAATCCTCAGTTGGTCAACTATCACTAGCGCTGTCCAGGTTCAGGCTGACCGGTATATCTCTGCCACTGTTCCGTTCTTAATGGTTTTTCTATCTCTCATTATCCACAAACTAGCAGGATTCTACACTATCCCTATTGTTGCGTGTTTTTGTATTTACTATTTCCTGCGCTATCAACAATCGTTTCGTATGTTTGAGGATTTTAATAGTTTCTGCGATTACCACATCTACCACGATCCGAAACATCCGTACTGGCGGTTTTTAAAAGCATCGGAATATATGCGGTGTAAAAATCCTATGGCGGCGTGGCCTCTAGTTACAGAGGGTTTATTATTTGCGCCAAAAGATTTTCGTTTGTTGTCCCTTGCTAGCCAACTATCCTTTTTATTCGGTGCTCATCACGACGCCGTGCGCTATCTCCTAGTAGCTGAAAAAAATTATTATTTAGGGCAGGAGCCAGTTTTGAAACTTCAAATTGAATCCTTAAAACAGAAGCTCGGTCTTTCTGCCCTACAATCTGAAGCTCAACGCGTGCGAACCGGTA